GCAGTACCAGCTACTCTAGAGGAAATCCTTACTAAAGTAATGGAAGCACTACAACCTAAAATTGACGAACTACAAGCTAAATTAGATGAGATGGCTATGGCTCACTCAAATATGAAAGAGACTCTTTCTAGCGTATCTAAAAAAGCAACAGTTCACAAACCAGCAGACACTAAAGTAAATTTAGGGAAAGCAAACACAAAATTAAACATCTCTAATACAGAAGCCAGAATAATGGCAGCATTATCAAATTAATTAAATTAAAAATAAACTTAAAAAAATAAAACACAATGCCAAACCAACCAACGATTACCTCAAATTATGCCGGAGAATTTGCCGGTAAATATATCGCAGCTGCGGTATTAAGTGCGAACACAATCGCAAACAATGGAGTAACAGTTATTCCAAATGTTAAATATAAAGCTAACGTAAAAAAAGCAGTTATATCAGGACTTGTTGCAGATGCAACTTGCGACTTTACAGATGCTGGAACTGTAACTTTATCAGATAAAGTGCTGACGGTCACTGAAAAACAAGTAAATTTGAGCTTGTGCAAGACTCCATTCGAGCAAGATTGGGAGGCAACTCAGATGGGTTACTCTTCATTTGACGTTTTACCAGCAACTTTCTCAGACTTCTTTATTGCTAAAGTATTAAAAGATATCGCTATCGATACTGAAACTTTCTTATGGAATGCTACAAACGGACTTGGTAAATTATTGAAAACAGACGGAGCAACAGTTATCGGAACTCCTTTGACAATTACTTCAAGTAACGTAATTGCAGAAATGGGTAGAGTAGTAGACGGAATTCCAGCTGCTCTTTATGGATCAGAAGACTTAAGAATCTATGTATCTCAAAACGTTGCTAAAGCATACGTGAGAGCTTTAGGTGGTTTCTCAGTAGCTGCTACTTCAAATGCAGGGGTTAACGCTGCCGGTACAACTTGGTACAATGGTGGAGAGTTAACTTTTGACGGAGTTACAATTTTCGTTGCAAATGGTTTACCAGCTAATACAATGGTAGCTACTCAAATCTCAAATTTATTCGTAGGATTTGGATTGGCTGACGATGCAAACGTTGTTAAGACGATTGATATGGCTGATATCGACGGAAGCAAAAACGTAAGATTTATTGCTCGTTTTTCAAGAGGTATCCAAGTAGGTATCGGAGCAGATGCAGTTACTTACGGAATAGCATAATTAAATTAAAATGCCTCTCTGAAATATGGGAGGCTTTTATTAACCTTTAAATAAAAAAAATATGAGTACTTGCTTAATGGCAACCGGTAGAAAGTTACCTTGCAAAGACGTAGTAGGTGGAATCAAAACAGTATATTTTGCTGACTATGGTACACTAGGAACGTTGACAATAACTGCGGGGACACTTACTGCGGTTAGTGGAACAGGGACAAACTGGTATAAATACGAAGTAAAGGGAGGAAATAATTTAGAGCAAACTATCACTTCAAGTGATGAGAATGGTACTACTTTTTATGCCCAAACAATTACTGCGGTATTAACAAAAATGGATGTGGCAACACAAGTAGAATTGCAGAAAGTAGTTTCTCAAAGACCTCACTGCTTTGTAGAGGATAACAACGGAAATTATTTTGCAGTTGGATTGACTAGAGGATGTAACGTAAACGGGAAAGTTTCAACCGGTACTGCATTGGGAGATATGAACGGATACACTTTGACAATAACTGCCGAAGAGCCAATCTTAGCACCTTTTGTAACAGGATCAGTTGTAACTTCGCATACTTCTTCTACACAAATAACACCATAAGAAAAGCAAGGTCGACAGGTTTCTATGGTAACAAAAAGGGAGTGATTAGTTTCACTCCTTTTTTATTTACAAAAAAAAATAAATTTACGTTATATAACTATGACAGTAGTAAACCAAGATAATACCACTCAAAGATTTATTATTATTCCTAGAAATTATATTGAGGGAGAAAGTTTAACTTTAAAAGTCAGAGACGAGCAGAAAAATACTATATTTACTTTCACTCCAACAAATGTCTATCCGAATGTTTTTGATTTGGTTTATATAGATGCTAATTTGACTTGCTTATATGAGGGTGGATTCTTTGAATTAAGCGTATTAAATGCCTCAAATGATGTCTTATATAAGGACAGGCTATTTTCGACCAACCAGAGTACTGCAAATTACTCAATTAACAATGGTAATTTTATTACTCTAAATACAAACAATAACGATTTTATCGTACTTCAATAATATGAGAAAAAAAGCAGAAATAAAACCTAAAAATACTGGCATCGGAATTGTCAATTTAGCGACATATACGAGTCCTAGAATTATCGAAGTAAGAAACCAGGAATGGGTATCTTATGGAGACGATAATAATTACTTTGGATATATTCAAGACCGTATAAATGGAAGTCCTACAAACAACGCAATCGTAAACGGAATAAGTCAAATGATATTCGGGCAAGGATTGGATGCTACGGATGCTCAAATTAAACCTGAGGACTATGCTCAAGCGATGTTATTATTTGATGACGATACAACCGAGAGACTTTGTTATGATTTAAAAGCTATGGGGCAGTGTGCTATCCAGGTTGTTTATTCAATAGACAGAACTAGAATAGTAGAGTGTAATCATTGGCCTGTTGAAACATTAAGAAGTGGAAAATGTAACGAAGAGGGAGAGGTTGAGTTTTATTTTTATGCAGACGATTGGACTAAAGTAACTAGACAAAATGCTCCGACTCCAATACCAGCATTTGGTACAAGTCAAGAAAGCGAAGAGATACTTTATATTAAACCGTACAAAACTGGATTTTATTATTATAGTCCTCCAGATTGGCAAGGAGGTTTACAATATTGCGAACTAGAAGAGGAAATAAGCAACTACCATTTAAACAATATTATGAATGGATTAGCACCTAGTATGCTAATTAATTTCAACAATGGTACTCCAACAGAGGACGAGCAAAGAGATATCGAAAGAGCAATAACTCAAAAATTCTCTGGTACTTCAAACGCTGGTAGGTTTATTTTATCTTTTAATGATTCAAATGATTACGGGGCAACAATTACTCCGGTACAGTTAAGCGATGCTCATAACCAATACCAGTTTTTGAGTGACGAAAGTATGCGTAAAATTATGGTATCGCATAGAGTTATAAGTCCTATGTTATTAGGTATTAAAGATAATACCGGATTCGGTAACAATGCAGACGAATTGCAGACGGCTACTATCTTAATGCAGAACACAGTTATAAAACCATTCCAAAACTTACTTATAAAAGAGTTTGACAATATATTAGCTTATAACGGAATCACTTTAGACTTATACTTTAAAACATTACAGCCTTTAGATGCAGTAAATGACTTAACTATTACTGAAAAATCAAACACTATTATAGACGGTATTAACTCTTTAAGTCCATTGGTAGCAAATAAAGTACTTGAGAGTATGACTGCAGACGAAATACGCTCTTTAGTAGGTTTAAAAGCAGCAATTCCACAAGCAGCACCAGTACAAACTTTAAGCGATGAACACGAATGTTTTGATATTAACTCTTTTGATGGCGAAGTAGTATCGGATGAGTGGGAATTGGTTGATAAAAGAGAGTTTGACGATAATAACATAACTATTGAGGATTGGGCAAAGCAACATATTACACCTAAAAAAGACACAAAATTAGGAGGATTTATTAAAAGCAGTCCAAGTGAGCCAAGTTATTTAGACAAAGATATTTATAAAGTACGTTATGAATATGCAGAAAAATACAAAAGTTCAAACTCTAGAGAATTTTGTGTAAATATGATGGCACGTACAAATAATGGAGTAGTATATCGCAAAGAGGATATAGATATGGCTTCCTTACAAGGAGTAAATAATGAGTTCGGACACAAGGGCGAAAATTACTCTCTTTTTAGATTCAAGGGCGGAGTAAATTGTGGCCATATTTGGAATGAAAATCTTTACAGATTAAAAACCAAAACAGACGGTACACCTTACGCTGACAAATCTTTAGCATCTAGCGAAGAGGTTGCAAGTATTGAGGGATACAATCCAACTCCAGCTGGTTTAATTGATTCTAAAATTGCTCCAATAGATATGCCAAACAACGGACATCACCCAAATTATAAAGGATAATAAATGGCTACAACTTTATTCATAACACAGACAGACCTAAAAGCAAACACTATCCTTAACGGAAACGTTGATGCTGACTTGTTTATGCAGTTTATTAAGATTGCACAACAGATGCACGTACAGAATTATTTAGGTACTCAACTTTATAACACAATCACAACCAAAATAAATACTTCGACATTAACCGGAGACTATTTAAACTTAGTAAAAGATTACGTACAGCCTATGCTTATTCATTTTGCTATGATTGACTATTTGCCATTCGCAAATTATCAAATAAGAAACGGAGGAGTATTTAAGCATAGAAGCGAGAACTCTGAAACACCAAGCAAAGAAGAGTTAGATATATTAGTACAGAAGCATAGAACTTTTGCAGACTTTTACGCTACTAGATTTATAGATTATATGGGTATAAATGCAGCATCTAAATTTCCTGAGTATTGGACCAATAGAGATAGCGATATGTATCCTGATCAAAAAGCAAATCCTTGTAATTGGGTATTATGAAAGAGCCAAAAAATAAATTTATCGCATATAAGATAAAAAAAGAAAATTTACAGAAAGTTAGGCAATACTTAAGCAAACAAATCAATAAGAAATGAGTTATAATTTTACACATATAAAGGGAGATACTTTCGATCAAGTGCCATTTGCTATACTTTTAAATAATGTAGCAATCAATTTAACGGGTGCAGTAATTAGAATGCAGTTGAGAAGCGAATGCGGAGGACTGATTGCATTATCTTTGACTTCGGTAGCAAATGCTGGTATAACAATAACTAACGCAACAGGAGGCTTATTTAAGATTAACAAACAAATTATAGATATTCCGGCTGGGAATTATTCTTATGACTTAGAAATTAAGTTTGCAGACAATACAGTAAAGACTTGGTTAAGTGGTAGTTTTTTAATTGAATGCGATATAACTAGATAAAATGGCAGAGATAATAGATTTAAATATATATCCTACTATTGAGACTGTCGATGTAACGATACAAACCATTATTGATAATGTAGCCGTAACAATTCAACCTACAAATAATCCAGTCAATCTAAATATAACTCCAAACTTAATCACTATAAATGTCAATCGAGTTACTGGAGGAGGTGCGGTTAATTCAGTAAACACTCAGACTGGAGATGTAGTACTAACTCAAGACGATGTTTTAGACGGAACTACTTATAAGCAATATTCACTTACAGAAAAAAATAAACTTGCTGGAATTGCTGCCGGTGCAGAAGTAAATGTAAACGCAGACTGGAACGCTACAAGTGGAGATGCTCAAATATTAAATAAACCTAGCATACCAGCAGCACAAGTTAATAGCGATTGGAATGCTTCTAGTGGAGTAGCACAAATACTTAATAAACCAACTATTCCATCTGCTCAAGTTAACTCTGATTGGAATGCAACAAGTGGAATATCTCAAATACTTAACAAACCAACTTTAGCAACTGTTGCAACAAGTGGAAGTTATACAGATTTAACAAACAAACCTACTATTCCAGCAGCACAAATTCAATCAGATTGGAATCAAAGTAACAATGCCTCTTTAGATTTTATTAAAAACAAACCTAGTGTATTAACTCCTTTAGGTTATTATGGTGCGTGGCAAGATAATTTTACTCAAACTGCTGCTTCTGCAAACGTAGGGTATCCATTAATTTATAGAACTGTTGATTTAGAAAATCAAGTGCGAGTAGTTTCAAACGGAACTAACTTAACAAGAATAACTTTTGATAATACAGGAATATATAATATGCAGTTTTCAGTACAAATACAAAATACTGGAAATTCTCAACACGATGTAACTATTTGGCTAAGAAAAAACGGAACAGATATTCCAGGTAGTTCGGGATTTATTTCAGTACCGGCCAGAAAATCAGCTGGTGCTGGTAATGAGGGACACGGAGTTTATGGATGGAATTATCTTTTATCAGTTGTAGCTGGAGAATATTACGAGTTTGTTTGGAGTACA